TGGGGGGCGCGGTCATCAGCGCCTGCAAGCCTTCCAGGTTGGTTGGGTAGCGGCCCACGTCGAGCTTGAACAAGTCCAGCGCCTTGTCGATGTCGGCGATTTGTATCGCGGCAACCTTGCCTCTGTCGTCGTCGGAAACGCTGAACAGGCGGGCCTTGGCCAAGGCCCTCTCAATAAGAATGGGCTTGACAGCGGACTCCAAATCCGCGACGCGTTTTTCCAGCCGCGCCACTTCATCAGGGGATGGACCACAGGCCGCCAGCAAAAACGGCAAGCCCAACAATGGCGCGAATTTTTTCATTTCACCGATCTCCGATGCGGAAAGTCATTATGGTAGCGCGCGTTATTGACACAATCGCCGAAGACTCTCCGCAAGCTTGTCGGCCACCACGTCATCGTCATAGAGCGCGTCAGGGTCGCCCCAGGGCGGCCAATCGCCGGGCGCGCTGGTCTCGGCGCAATAGGCGCGCGAGGCGCGTTGCAACGCGGAAAACTCCCACGCCGCCAGATCGGTGCAGGTGCGCGCCGACCAGGCTGACAACTCCGCCGCACCGAGCGGCGCCAAGCCCATGCCACCGGCCTGCGCGGGGCCGGCCTGCGTGAGCCACTCGTACAGATACGGACACCGCAGGGGCGGCATGGGGACGTTGCCACCGTTGGCGTGCGCGGCTTCCAATTGCGTGCGCTCGCCCGGCTTGCCGTCGGCGCCCTTGACGTAGGAGTGCGCCCAACCCAATTGGCGTGCGGCAAGGATCAGCTCGCTTTCGATGAGTCGAAAAAATTTGACTGCTCCCGCAAATAGGCGCGCACCTGCTCGCCGATGTACCGAAGACGGCGCTCGCGGTACATGGCCGGGATGCCGCCGGGGTATGGGAAGTTTTCGACGCTGGACGTGACGCTCGCGAGAAAGCGCGCGTCGATCTCGGCTTCGTCCTCCGCTTCGTTGGCGGGGCGGTTGCCGCCCATGAGCCGCTGCGAGGCGGCGCGGTTCAGGGCGGCCTCGGCCCGGGCGTATTCGGGAGAGGCCGGGGAATACACGTTGACGGCCACGCGCGCGCCTTCATACAGCATTGGGTTGCCGTTGGGCAGGCTGATCTCCACCCGCCCCGTGGTCGAGAGCAGGTAGGCGGAAAAGTCCGGGGCGTTGTCTTGTTTTGTCATGGTGGGATTTCAGAAAATTGGTGAATGGAACACAAGAGGTCTACGCGGTAGCGGGTTGTTGGGCAAAGATCATGGGGTTTCGGTCATGATGCCGGACAGCTCATTCCCGGCGCTGTCAAAGAACGGGTTGAGTTCGATGGAAACGGTTGCGGACACCATGTCGTTGGGCGCGCCGATCTTGCGGCGGAAACCAGTCACGATGCCGCGCAGGTAAAACACCACGCCGGTTTTGGCAATGCTGACGCGCAGGTTGTGGTCAAGATCGCTGTCAAGCGCGGCATCGCAAGCGGCTTGGCCTTCGTCGGTTTGGACATCGACTTCGAGACTGAGCGTGCCGGCGTCCCAGGTGCCTTTGCGCTTTTCGGTGCCGCGCTGGCTCAGGTAGTTATTTTTGATGACTTCAAAAATCCTGCCGATCTCGCCGCCATTCTTGATCTTGCCGATGTTTTTGAACTGCAAGGCGGCAAAGCCAGCGGCGTCGAATGTCGCGGGGACGCCGCTGGCAATGGCGAATTGGCTGCCTGCCGCGGCGGTGGTTTTGTGGGCCATGATGGGTTTCCTTTCAAGTGAAAAAGCCCGCGTCAGGCGGGCATGAAAAAGGCCCGCTGGTATTGAGCCAGCGGGCCGGATGGGTAAATTCGGTTAACGGTTATTCGTAGAGCACGATGTAGTCGCGCGGCCATGTCCAGACGATGTGGCCGTCGCCGTCGTCGGTGACGTCTTCGGGGCCGACCGCGTCCTTGAATACGGTGATGACGCGTTTGCCTGCCAGCGTGATCTGCGCCAAACCGTGCAGCGTGGACCGCACGGCGTCATGAATCTGCTGCACCTGCTTGACGGTGGGGGCCAGCGGGTTGATTTGCAGACGCATGGCTTCGTAGCCGTCGCCATCGGTGTAGTCATGCGGATTCACGTCGATCACGCTGTACACCAGCGCGGGCATTTCCGTGCCGGCGGGCAACTGCTTGAGCGCGTGACGGTCGCCGATCAGTGCGGTAATGGCCGACTGGTTGATGAGCGCGGCGGCGAGCGGACGGCTCATGCCTGTACCCCTTGTTTGCCAAGAGCGTTGCGGACGTAGCCGGCAAAAGCTTGTACGGCGGCTTCGTTGGCGGCATCGAATGCGGGCCGCATGAAGGGGCGCGGCCTTGTCCCAGGATGCTCCACCTGCGACCTTGCCACACCCGCGAAGAACAGCGCCAGTTTGTTCTTGGGCTTGATGAGGTGCGCGGCGGTGCCGAACTCGACCATGTGGGCGTAGTACGCATCCTTGTCGCCCGCAACCACGCGGGCATGAAGCCGATAGCGGTTTTTCTTTGCGACAGTCTTGACCTTGATGCTCTTGCGCAAAGCGCCACTCTTGACGGGCACTTGGCCTTGCGCGGCCTTCTTCATGGCGTTGGCCCCGGCGCGCAGTGCGCCACGCAGAATCTTTTTTTCAAGCTCCTCCGGGAAATCTTGCAAGGCTTTGTGTAGAGCGGACAAGCCTTGAATGTGCTGGATTTCAGCCATTGACTTTCTCCGTGCAATCGAAAACCAGCCACCTCCCTCGATCTTCAACTTCACGCGGCAGGCCAACGATGCCAAACACGCGTTGGCCACGTTCGCCATACAGCACGCGCCACGCGCCCTTGGCGGCGGCCAGAGTGGGGGTGTAATGCGTGATGAGCACATGAGTCTGGCCGCTTTGCGTCTGCGCGGCCACGAGCCGCTCATTCGATCCAGCTGGACGCACTTTGGCCCAGACGGTACAGACATCCTCGAAGCCGGTATTGCCCGGTATGGGCTGGCCGAACTCGTCCTTGCCCTTTCCAGGCTGCTGGAAGGTAACTCGGTGGCGCAATTGGCCAATGCGTGTTGTCATACGACCGTGGGCTTTCTCAAGCTGTAGAGCAACGCGACAGCCGATTGTGGCAGCGCGTAACCGTAGCCGTATTGGCTGTCCACGCGGAACTCTTGTGAGCCGTCGCGCTCGATGAAGAAGTACCCGACGGTCAGCAAGACCGCTTGCTGCACACGCGCGGGAACATTGACTGGATTGCCCGCGCCATCGGTTTTTACCTTGCCGTCCTCAAGGAACGTGGCGGTGTAGTCACCCAAATAGTCCAACACGGCGGCGGACGCGGCTTCAATCTTGAGTTTCAGATCATCATCGCCCGCGTCGGTGTCTCTCAGCAGATGATCTTTTGCTTGTTTGAGTGTTACCAGCATCATGGCGCTTTGTCCTTTTTGGCTTCGTCTCGGTACCGTTCGAGCAGGTTCGCCACGGCAAGCGCGAAGGCGTCTTGCTCGTCCGCCTCGGCCTTTGTCATGCGCTCCTTGAATTCCCAATAGGCGGCTGAAATCGCATCCCGCCATTTGAGGGATAGCGCCGACATCACGGATGGCGGTCTGGGTGGGTGTGGACAAAGCATCGTCAGTCCTTGAGTTTCACGACCGGCTCTTTATCAATTCCGTCGCGCCCGTCCCTGCCGTCCCGGCCGCGCTTGACGGCCAGGCGGAAACCGCTGTCCGGGCCGTCGGGCTTGGCCTTGGTGGCGCGTTGCGCGATCCAGTAGGAGCCGGCCCACGTTACGCCGTCTCCTGGCGCACATTCCATGCCGTCCCGGTACACGCCGCGATCCAGCACGATGGGAAATGTCAGGTCGAATGTTTTGATGACGTCGCCGCGCTGGAATTTGAGCGTGACCGTGCGCGCGCCGTCATGCTCGAAGCTCAGATCGTCAAAGCCCAGACCGTCGCGCCCGTCAGCGCCTTTTTTACCGTCCTTGCCATCCTTGCCGTCGCGCGGCTTGGGCAGCCGGTCAACGGCTTTCACAAGCGTGGTTGATGCGCGGCGCTCAAAGTCCAGCTCCCACACCGACCAGTGGTGCGCCAGCAGCGCCGTGGCATCGTCGAGCGTGAAGCTCTTGCCGTCTTGCCCGTCGCGGCCATCCTGGCCGTTGGCGCCATCCTTACCGTCAACACCGTCACGGCCATCCTTGGGCAGAGGGATGGCGCCGATGGCGGACCGCACCGCCGCGTCAATTGCCGGGCGCACGTCGTCCAGCGTGATGCTGGTCCCATCTTTACCTGGCGCGCCGTCCTTGCCGTCGGCGCCGTCACGGCCATCCTTGGGTTGCGGGATGGCGCCGATAGCGGACCGCACCGCCGCGTCAATTGCCGGGCGCACGTCGTCCAGCGTGATGCTGGTCCCATCTTTACCTGGCGCGCCGTCCTTGCCGTCGGCGCCATCCTTGCCATTGTTCCCATCCCTACCGGGCGCACCGTCCTTGCCGTCTTTCCCATCGTTAGGCTTGGGCAAATCCTCGATGGCGGCGCGGATGCGCGCGCTCATGTTCAGCATGAGCATCGGCATATCGGCGTCCTTGCCATCCTTGCCGTCCTTGCCGTCCCTGGCGGGCGGCATAGCCTTGACTTGCCGGGTTACCTCGTCGGCAATCAGCCGCGCTACGTCGGGCCGAGCGGCAAGCTGTTTTTCCAACTCAGCGATTCGTTGTTGCAACGGCGCGATGGCCCGCAGCACCAGGTCGCCCATTTCAGCGCCGAATTTTTCAGGATTGAACATGGGCGAGCACCTTTGCTTTCGCGGCCTCGATGGCCTGCTGTGTCGCGATCAATGCCTTGGCTTGCGCGATGGTGGATTGGTCCTCGGCGCTGGGTTGCGGCGGCGGCTCCCGCGCGGCGATGCGGTTGAGCCGCACCTGATCGAGCGGATAGTCTTGCTGCTGCAAATAAACGGTATCGCCGCCTTCCAGCGCGGGCTGGTTCAGACGCAGCCGGGCGTTGTTGACGGTGAGAATGCCGCCGTCCACGCCGGTTTTGAGGGTCTCCATCTGCGTTTTACTGTCCATGCGCAGCAAGCCGGCCAGATCAAGCTCGACGCCCTCCGTGACGCCATCGAAACCCAGCCCTTCGTCCAGGCACGCCTCGAATTCCTCGATCGGCGATTGCAGGCAGTCCGAGTAATAGGCGCGGTCCAGCGCCTCGATGTTGTTGTAGCTCGGCGCCGGGCCAACGCCGACTTTATAGGCTGGTACATGGAATACTGAGCAGATGCGTTCGTCAGACCAGCGCATGGTTTCGATCAGTTGCGAATCGACGGCGGTTTGGCTCATGGGCTCGAATTTCATGCCACCGTCAAATAGCGCCACCTTGCCCGAGTTGGGCCCGCCGAAACTGGCCTCCCAATTCGCCTTGATCTCGGCGGCGTTTTCCTTCGAGATGGTTCCTGGCGCGACCAGAATGCCGCCGGGCCGCGAAGAATTACCAAAAAAGCGCAGCGTGTTGTCTTGAATCTTGCCGCCGATGCCCGCCGCGATGGCCGCGGCGTAGAGCGGCGAGATGCCGACCAGCGGGTGGTACAGGCAGTTCATCCGGTCGTGGATGATTTCGCTGGCGGGCACCGTGACCGAGTCGCGCTGCTGCCCGCCCAGGTTATCTTGGCCAAGCTGGTAAAACACCGATCCGTCATCCGAGACCAGCACCGAGACACGGTGCGGATCAAGCACGTACAGATCCGTGACCATGCCGCGCGGATCGCGTTGTTTGAGCGCGTAGGTGTTGCCGGTGCGCAGTTTAGACATGATCCACCATTGCTTGAATTGAATGTGGTTTTGATACCGATTCGGCCTGCGTAGCACGGCTAATTTGTGCGCGTTGCTATCAATTTCATACCAAATACCATCTTCTTGCTTTTTTACCAGCGTGGTGCGCAACTTGCCGATATCGTTGGCGATCAGCGTGACACAGGCGTAGACGATGGGCGTTTCCAGCGCATCCATGCCGCGCAAGGCTTCCCCGCGCTGCCATGCGCCGGCGAACGGCTCGCGCACGAACATAGGCCACCAGCCGCCATTGCCGGACGGGACCGGCGAGAGCGTTTTGCGCACGGCGGCGATAGCCCGGCTGATGAGGTTCATGACTATTCGGCCTCGGCCTTGGGTTTGGCGGTTTTGGGTTTTGGCTGGCGTACAGGCTCCGGCGCGGGCTGTTTGACGCCGGCGGCAGTGTTGGCATCTATCTGCCCTGCTGGCTTGGGTGGCGCCGCGGGCGGTGGCGCATCGCCGGCGGGCGGGCCAGATTCCACGACGCCGCCAGCATTGGGCACCGTAATTTGCGGAGCCGGTGGCGAATTGTTGGCGAGCGGCACGGCGCGCATGTCCCGTGTCAGGTACTGACCACGGCCCAGCTTGCACAGGATGCTAGCGAAGCGTTCTTCCATCGTTTCGACGCGCCCGCTGGTGTGAGTGAATTGGACTTTTGCCATGTCGGTTCCTTGGTGGTAGGGCAGGGGGAGCTTTCGCGCCCCCCCGCTTGCGGCTCAGACGATTACGGCCCGGTGGGCGCGGTGCCCCAGGCCACGCCGGACAGATACGCCACGGCGGTTGCGCGGCGCTTGGCCCAGTTGATGACGCGCTCGGCGCGGAACGCCACCGAGTTGGTCTGAAACATGGAGACCGTTTGTGCCGCTTTGGGCGTGGTGCTGTTGCTGGCCGGAGCATCGTCCATCACCAGCGAGGTCTCGCGGCTCAGGTCGATCTGGAACCCGCCTTCGTCGCCCAAATAAATGTCCGAGGCGTTCGCCAGGATGACGATAGCGCCGGGCACGTATTCGGACACGATCACGGGCAGGCCATGCAGCACACCGCCGTTCATGGTGATGCCGGGGAACTCCGGCGCACCCAGCGGGTTGAGCATCAGGCTCAAGGCCAGTGCGGTGGTGGCCGACATGATGAACACGCCACCGGTGGGCGCGTTGTTCGCGGTGATAAAGGCGCCAAACAACGACCTGATGTCGGCGCGCACGGCGTCGGCATCGCGGCCGCTGGAATCAATAGGCGTCAGGCCGTTGGTGATGGAGGCGGGGGAGATGCCCGCGGCGGCGGCCTTGGATGGAGCGATGAAGTCAATGTCCAGCCGCTCGCGCAACGCGGCGACCAGTTGGTCGCGCACGATGGCGTCGGCGGAGGGCGAGCTGTAGCGGATGACTTCGTCGGTCAGCACGGCGATGTTGGCGACCTTGAGCGGCTCCAGCGTGGTGCGCGTGAAATCGAACTGGGTCAGCGGCTTGGCTTGCCCTTCGCCCACCCAATAGCCAGCGCCGCCAGAGGTCTGCCCAATCAGCGGCACGCGGAACGGTACGGTGCGCAGGGCCGGAACGTTGCCGGTACCGAATTGACCGATGATGGTTTTCGGACGCAGGTATTCGATGAAGTCGGCGTAGACCGATGTTTCGTCGCCCACCAGGTTGCCGGCCCAAGCGGTGTTGAGCGTGGAGCCGGCGGAGACGGCGGCTTTCAGCACGTTCGCCACGCGCGGGTCGGCTTTTTGATCGGCGGCGGCGAGTTGCTGCGCACCGTACAGGTTGCCCTGCGCCTTGGCGATGAACTTGACCATCTGCGCCAACGCCAGGCCTTTGCCGACCACGCGGTTGTCCTTGACCTGGATGCGGCCGATGGCGCGCGAATCGCTGGCGGCTTGATCGGTGCCGCCATCAACCGGCTTGGCGGTGGCGATCAGGTCTTTTTCCATCACGCGCAGGTCGGCCAGTTCCTTGTCGATGGCGCCGATCTCGGTGGTGATTTCCGCGAAGCGCTCGGCCTCGGCGCCGTCCTTGGTGCGGCCTTCATTGACCGCCTTGGTCTGGATCGCGGTGCGCTCGTCGGTGAGTTCCTTGCGCTTGGCTTCCAGAACCTTGACTTGCTCTTGCACGTTCATTTTGGATTTTCCTTTCGTTTGGGCATAAAAAACCCCGCCAGCGGCAGGGGGGGTGGGTTTGCCCGAAACGCCGGGCGGGGCCGGGGACTTGCCCCGGTCAAGCGGCGGATCGCGCCTATTGCCTGACGCGGCCAGCTGCGATTCGTCGAGTGATTTGATGGCCGTGATCGAAGCATCCTGATTGGCCGGGATCGTCACGGCGGAAAGCTCATGCCAGTTCCATCTGGTGTAGTGGATACTGTAGGAGTTTTCAATAAAGGCGTACTCGATCGGCGTGAAGCCGATGGACAGCCCGCGCACCAGGCCGGTCTTGATCGAGACCCATGCTTCGTCCAGCCGCGCGGCCATGCGCTGCGGCATGTCTGGGGTGGGCTTGACCAGTTTGGCCCTGACCTCTATGCCATCGCCGGTGTGTTTGGCGGCCAGCACATGGCCGATGGGTTGCACATGATCGTGCTGCCACAGCAGCGGCATGGGCAGCGTGAACTCGGCGCCGGCAGGCTCCACGATGTCGCCCATGCGGTCGGTGCCAATGGACGTGGCAATGCCGGATATCTCGCGTGCGTCTTCGTCCAGCGCCTTGATGACGATCTGGCCGTAGATCCGTTTGACAATTTCTGGTTTCATGGGGTTACCTTAGATAAAAAAGACGCTGTAGCGGTGCTCGACCGGAGCGCCGAGCATGGCGCGGCCCAGCGCCATCAGCATGGCGATGGGGCCGTCGATTTTGTTTTCGGGGCGTTCCTTGGTAGGTGCGCGCAGCCCGTTGAACTTGCTGACCTTGACCACCAGGTTACTGACCATCCAGTCCATCACCGGGTTGGCGTCGTGGCGCAGCGTGCCTTCGAGCACCATGTTTTCAACCTGCAACAGCGGTTGGGTAAAGAACAGGGCGCGCTGGGCGATCTCGACCATCGGCAGTCCTTCCTCAACCAGTTTGCCAGCGAAGTACATCGACAGCGCCGGGTCGAAGGCGATCTCCTGCACATCAAAATCGCGACACAACTGGCGCAGATCGTCGGCCACCACGTCAAAGTCGGTCAGGTCGCCGTCGGTGACGTGCACGTAATCCTGCCGCGCCCAGCCGGTCAGGTGGGCGGTGCCGCTTTCCTGTATCGCCAATTCGTTGAGGTACAGACGCGTGCACACGTTCCATTTATCGCCATGCTGAAACACGAGGCAGACGGCGGCAAAATCCTTTTTCTGCGCCAGGTCCAGGCCGATCCACGCCTTGCTGCCGTGGTACGGCGCGAGGTCGCGCAGCGCGGCATCGCCGCACTTGTCCCACGCGTGCATGTCCATCCACGGACTCTCGCCGCTGACCCACACGTTGAGCCGTTTGGTTAGGAAATTGTTGAGCGCCGACGGCATCGCCTCGGCTTTGCGCGCGGCGGCTTCCATGTCGTCGGGCAGCACGCTGACGCCCCAGTTGGGGTTGGCCTTGGCCCAGGTGGCACGGTCGAACGGATCGTCGCCATCGTCGATGGTGTAAATGACGCCGAACAGGTTGGGGTCGTCGATCACGTGGTCGAGCACCTTGGTCACGTGCGTGTGCCGCTCGTAGCAGATGCCGCTGCGGTCGGTGCCCGCCGTGGTGATGATCCACAGCAGAGACTGCTCGCGCGCGCCGCGCGCGGTGTCGATCACGTCATACACGGCGCGCGTTTTGTGGGCGTGCAGTTCGTCGATCACCGCGAAATGGACGTTCAGGCCATCGAGCGTGCTGCCCTCGGCGGCCAGCGGCGCGAAGCGGCTGGCGGTGGCGGCGACGGTCAGGCAATGCTGCTGTATCGCCACGCCGCAGTATTCGCGCAGGCCGGGCGAGCGCTGCGCCATCGCCTTCGCGTCATCGAACACGATGCGCGCCTGATCGCGCGTGGTGGCGGCGCTGTAAACCTCCGCGCCCTGTTCGCCGTCGGCGGCCAGCATGTACAGCGCCACGCCGCTGCTGATGGTGGATTTGGCGTTTTTGCGCGGAACCTCGATGTACGCTTCACGGAAGCGCCGCAGATTGGTATCGCGGTGCGCCCAGCCGAATACCGTTGTGAGGATAAAGCACTGCCAGCCGTCGAGCTCGATCGTTTTGCCTTCCTTGGCCCATCGGCCCTTGATGTGCGGCAGCAATTGGATGAAGTGGCACGGGCGCTCGGCGCGCTCCGCGTCAAACATCCACGGCCAGTCATCGCCGGGCGCGCGCGCCAAGTCGTCGAGTTGGCGCTGCACGGCCAGCCGCGTCCACTTGCACGCGGGCACGGCTCCGCTCGCCACCGCTTGCATATAGGCGGCGGCGCGGTCGACGAAGGGGGTCATTGCATGAAGCGAGCGAAGCCGCTGACGGCGGCGGCATCTGGTTTGGATTCAAATCCGGGAAGGCCCATCTGCACGTTGTTGCTGGGCTGCACCCGTCCGCGCGCGGCGGGCGACAGGCCGAAATGCATCAGGTATTTATGAACCTGTTCGCGGTAGCGGTTGATGAGCTGCACGATCACGGATTGCTGGGCATAGCCGCTGGGCGTGATGCCGTGGCTGACCTGATAGACCGCATCGGCATAGTCGGCGCCGCTATCGACGTGGGCCTGGACCTTGGCGTTGAATGCGGTCTCCAGTTCATCGAGCCGGCCGGCGGTTTGGCAATACAGCGCCAGCGCCGCGCGGTCCAGGCCGCTGATCAGACCCAGCTCGGCCAGCAGCGGCGTGATGCGTTTCCATTCCTTGCGCGCCGACCGCCCGAGGTGGCGCGGCGCGTCAGGCACGGCGATCGGCGGATTCACGCCCTCGGACAGATCAAGCGGGCGCTTGCCGGGGTTGCCTTCCAATAATTTGAAAGCGACCGGCTTCGGCAGCGGCCCGCGTGTACCAATCACATCATGCTCCAATATCAATAGCAGGGAGGTACCCCCCCCTCGAAACCCGCGCACGCAAAATTTTGGCGGGGGGATCGGTTTCCGGCGAGGGGGTGTTAAACATTTGACCTCCCCCGCCCCCTGAGCGACTCGGCCGCTGACTTGGCGTCGTGGCACTTGCCGCACAGCAGCCGCGTGTTCGATTCATCGTCAGTGCCGCCTTCAGCCAGCGGCACCGCATGATCGCGTTCGAGTTGGTCGAGCCGAAACAAACCACGGCACTCCGCACAGCACGGGTCACGCCGGTACAACGCCAGGCGCAACGCTTGCAGCTTGCGGCCCGTGACGCGCGGCACCGGCTTGGCCTTTGTCCACGCCGGGCGCGCGTGCTTGGCGCAACGACCGGAACCGTCGCGCACGAGCACGCCGCAACCCGGATGTGTGCAGGGTTTCGGGGCTGATTGGGGCACATGGATGCAAACAAAAACCCCGCCGACTTGCGCCGAGCGGGGTTGATTGATCTGTGTGATGCACTGTACTGCTACACGTTGCACCAACTTTGCCTGAAATATACCACATTCCTCTATGTCGTAAAAAGAATCATGCCGCTTTTTTTCGATCAGCGTGGCTAGAAAACCACTGCGCCAGCGCCGCATCCGCTTGCTCCAAGTGCGAGCTGATGGTTGATGGCGCGCGTTTCAGCTTCCGTGCCGTCTGCGTCACGCCGAGGTTGCGAATGTAGATGTATTGCAGCGTCAGGTACAAGTGCGGCTTGCGCCAGCGCAACGACTCAACCGCCTGGTTTGTCAACGCGGCATCAATATTGTCGAGCGGGATCACCGCCTCGCCGCGCCGCCCTTTGCCCGCCAGGCGCGCGAATACCGCCTGTTTCGGATAACCCAGCATACCCAAATCGCCCTGAACCATCCACCGCGCCCAGTTGTCTAGCCTGAGACCGACCCATTCAATCCGCGCCATGATCACCCTCATCCAACAGCGGCCAGATCACCAGAAAGCTGATGCCGAACCCGACCATGTGGCCTGCGATCTGGTCCGTCACGTCCGAGCGCGCGAATGGCGTTCCCACCACGTGGCCGCCTTCAATGGCGTAGAAACAGTTGGCCTCACCCTTCAGGCTGCGGCGCACCAGCGCGAATGTGGCGCTGCCGCGCGGGCCTGCCGCCTGCGCCTGGATATCCGCGTAGGTCTTGGGCATCTGGCTCTTGATCAGCGCCAACCCATCGCGCACCGGATCGTCGCAACTTTTTTGCTGCTGTCCACTGTCCATACTGTCCACCTTTTTTATATAGAGGTAATACGTAAGTCGCGCGATGCCCGCGCGCGCGAGCGCGCCCACGCCCGCCCACATGCGCCTGCGCGCATTGGCACGCCACACACTGCCCGCCTACCGCACAGACCATGCAGCAGCTCGACCCAGGCAAGAGGTCATAGGAGGCATCCGGTAGGCTCTATAGGAAAAGCCTGGACACCGTGGACAGTGGACAGCGCGGGTTACATGGCCGTCTCCGCCGAAGTCCCCGCGTTCGCGCCCCGGCGCATGTGCCACACCATTGGCACACACCCCAATTCATGGCCCGCACTGCCAGTCTTGCGTCCTGTGCGGGCCGGGGCACGGCGCGATTCGCGCGCCGCCGCCGATCGTGTCAATCGATCAGAACGGCGCATCCTCGGCGTCTCCGTAAATGTCATCGGGTTCCGCTGCGCCGGCATCGTCACCAGCGGGCGGGGCTTGCGGCTTGGGCGTGACGGGCGCATCCATCGGCGCATCGTCATCGTCGTCACCATCGGGCGGCCAGCCAGCAGGCCGCAGGTATCCCATCGCGCGCGCGCCGTTCACGCGGCGGCGCGCGTATGCCCATCCTTCATGTTCCATCCAGCCGCGTATCTGCGCCTCCAGCCCGGCGTTGCTCTTGGCCGCATCCGCGCCCAGCACGCGCACCAGGTCGGCCATCGTCACGAACGGCGTCTCGCAGTTCACCAGCATCCCGAGCTCCGACTGTGTTACCTCGCGCGTCAACAGCCGCAGCAGCTCAGACTGCACGGCGGTGTCGATCAGGCGGCTTTCCTGCATCGGCTCGAACAACCGCTTCTCATCGGCCGGTGAGGGCGCGAACGGCGCGCCCTCGCGGTACAGCATCAGCGCCTCAGCGAACAACTGATCGCGCCAGCGCACGACCCAGTCGGTGTTGATAACCGTGCGCACCGGAACCGGCCAGAACCGCCGGTTGCCCGTGCGGTCCCGCAGGTAGGTGCGCTCATTGGTGGTACCCACCATCACGCACTGGCGCGGATAACTCTCCTGCACGCGGCCATAGGCGGGCCGGTACTTGTCGACCTCGTTGCTGATGAACGATTTGATTAGGCCGATATCCGATTTACCGAAGTTGGCCAGCTCCGCAATCTCGTACAACCACAGCCCCTGCACCTGCTCTTGTCCGTCGTGTCCGCGCCCCACGTCGAAATGCGACGCGCTGAAAAACGCCTTGCTGGCCAACGCCTGCACCAGCGTGGATTTGCGCAACCCGCCCGGCCCTTCCAGCACCGGGCAATAGTCGAATTTGCAGCCCGGCTCCATCACGCGGTTGACCATGCCCAGCAGCCAAAAGCGCCCCACCAGCGTCAGATACTCGCGCAGCGCCGGGCGCAATTGCTCTTTGTGACAGCCCAGCACGTAAATCAACCAGCGATCCACGCGCGGCTTGCCGTCCCACTGCTGGCGCTCCAAGTATTCGCGGATGGGGTGGAAGCGTTGGCGGTGCGCTATGGTCTCGATCGCCTCCGACAGCGCCGCCCGCGCAATCGCGGGCAGGCCGTACCGCTCACTCAAATACAACCCCAGCGCCAGATCGGTACTGCCCGTGATCGGCCCAGCCCTGCCGTAGGGCCACGGCCAATCGAGCCGCGCGTCGATCGCGTTTGAAAGTTCGTTAAAGCCCAGCACACCGGCCAGCGCCGGGTCGTGCATCAGCGCCTTGATCACCAGCTTGCGCGACACCATCCACCGGCTCTTGGCCTCATCCCAGAACGGCAACAACCATTCCGGCGGGTCTTTCGGACCAGTGCGGCCAGCGCCATCATCTCCGCCGCCAGTGTCAACGGGGCCGTCGCGTTTTTTGCTTTTCGACGGTGGTGGCGGCGGCGCGCCATCGGCGGACTGCGGCAACGGCTGCGCGCGCCCGAAAAATTCCAGCACCCGCGCGGCATCCCAGCCGTCGGCGGTTATCGCATCGTCGCAGTCCCAGCCGTCCTTGACCGCGCCGGGCGCGGGGATGGGCAGCAACTGAACCTTGCAGTTGTATTCATCTCGCAGATGCCGGCCAATGGCCAGCATCGCGCGCATGCCAGGCTGTCTCTCGGGCAGCAGCAGCGGCTTGGCCGCTTGCGCCGCGGCCAGCGCGGCATCATTCGCGCACGCCTTGCGCTCGGCGGCCGACAGCGGCACACGCTTGGCGTCGCAATCGGGCCACGCCAGCACACGGTTGTTGGCCAGCAACGCCCACAGGGCCTTGGCCCACGCGTTGCACCCGCCTGGCCAGCTTGCCACGCAATACACATCAGGCATGGCCGCTTGCAGCAGTGCGTGCAGCGCGTCGGCCTTTTTCTCGCCCTCGACCAAAACCACCGTGTGCGCTGCCGGGAGCTTTCCGCCAGGAAAATACAGCGGGCGCGGTTCGTCCCACATCTTCCACTTCCACGCCATGCCGCCATCGCGCGCGCTCTTGGCGTAAACGTACGGAATAGGCTCCTTGCCGCCGTCGCTGGTGCGAAAACGCACCACGTATCCAAACAACTGCCCGTCAATGTGGTACGCGGCCTTGTGTGTAATCGTGTCGGGCGTTCGGTACTTGTGCCAGAACGTCGGCGCGGGCGCATCCGGTGGCACCGGCGTCACCGAATGCCATCGCTCTTTATCGTCGTCGCGGCGCACTGTTGGGCGCGGCGCGGGCGCTGGCGGCGGCTCGCCCTGCTGCTGCCCATCGCGCAACACCCCAGCCACATCCTCCAGCCCGCACTCGCGCGCCACCTGCGCCGCGGCCTTACCCATCTCGAGGCTGTGGATGGCCGCGTACAGGCTGACCAAGTCGCCGCCTTTTTCGTCCGTCGCAAAGTCGGCCCATGCGCCGGTGCGCAAATTTACCGAGCAGCTCCAGTTTTTATGACCGGCGCCGCCGCTCAAGTTCGCGCACTTGTACTCGTGCCCGTCGACCTTGCCGCCCGGCAGCCAGGCCGCCACCAGCGTCTCGCTGCGCGCTAGCAGCGCCTGGGCCAGCGCGGCGAAATTGATCGGGGGCAGTGACGGGCGGGTCATTTAGCCAAACATCGCCGGCGCGTACTCTGCCACCGGCCTGTTTCGATATGCCACGCGCCGCGTGCGCGCAATCGCCAGGTAACCCGCGCGGTGAAGGTTGCTCACGCGCACCCGCGCCACAGTGCTACCAACGCCAGAATGGGCTGTTATGTCGGCCAGCGTGGCGCTGCGCAACGGCGTGTGTAGCGCGCACGCGGCAAACAACAATGCGCGGCTTATGTCGTCCGTGGGCCGCATGGTTTGGCCCTCCAGGAATCGCCCCGCACCGTAAAACGCTCTTGCACCTGCTTGGTATTGCAGCGCCCTTGCAGCCGCATCTTTTGCCAGTACACCGGGCCACAATCGTTGCACGGGCTGACCGTCTCGCGCGCGATGCGCGCAAACTTGCACCATCCGGCGTAGCCCTCGGCGCTGTCGAAACAGGCGGGGAACTCAACACCCGTCATCCGGCAATCCCCGCCGCTTTGCACAGCGCCTGCAACTGCGGCACCATGCCGGCCAGCGCCGTGAATGCCGCGCGCTGTTTCTCCTCGTGGTTGGCGCAAAACGTCTGCACCAGCCACAGAATCGGCACCGTGTCGCCCGTGGCGCGCACGTAGCGCTCCAGATCAAACAGCGTGAACGGGCGCTTGTCGTTCGGGTTGTTGGCCAGCTTGCGAGACAACTCCGTTGGGCTCATGTCCATGTCCGCCGCAATCGATTTGAGCTGCCGCCCGATCTGGTGCACGCGGGCGCGCACGCAATCCACCGACGATCCGTACAACTCGGTCAAGCCGGGCTGGAAATCAAGCGTGAGCTGCCGGCTGCCGGAAACCGTGGTATTCATTTATTCCTGTACTTTCCTATACGAAACAGGCCAAAAAAAAGACACTGCCGGCATGCAACACACCAGCAGCGCCACGCGAGAAGAAATGCCCGGCCCCCTGCGAGCCGGGCAAAACCGCGTCCGGATGAGCGCAGACGCGGAAGGAGAAAGCAGGGGCGCTCGCCCGCAGTCGCAGCACAATGGATGTGTCACCAACCAACGCCACGAAAGGGGCGAGCATGAAAGACGAAGCGGTCACCATCCTGTTAACCATCCTCGATGCAGCAGGCATGCCGATAGCAGAGCCAGGGACACAGCAACTGCAACTGCCAGCCATCGCCGGGCATGTCCCGGCGATCGGCGATCAGGTGATCCTGTCGGGCACACATCTGCCGACGTATCGAGTCTTGCAGCGCGCCTATCAGTACTCGGAGGAAATCCTGCAGATCCAATTGGTGCTACAAGCAATTCGGTAAGGCCCCCAACGGTTCGCACGCCTATAGGTTCCGGCGCCTGGGCCTCACGAATCACAACCCTTCGCTGCCTATCCATGCGCGGCCTCCTGTTGTGCGGCCTGGGCCGCTGGGGTGGGTGGGGTAGGGGCGCTGCGCGCGAAATAATCCAAGAGCGGCTGGATCGTCAGCACGCGAGGGTTTGTCCGGTCGCCATACACCAGCTTGCGAGGCAACGTCCTGGCTACGCCAGCTTCTTCGGCTATACGCTCCCAGTTGTTCGATCCCGCTTCCCGGAGGCGATCGATCAGAGGTTGAAGGATGGTGCTCATGATGATGTAGTTTACCCGTTTACGGGAAACAATCAACCCGTCTATGGGAAGGCGTTTGGTGCAAACTCCCATTTATGGGAGTTCCAGCCGTGAGCACCGTTAGAAAAATCCTGTCAAACAACCTAAGCGACCTGATGCATGAGTCGCCTACCTACAAAAGCGCGCCGTCACTGCAGGCTGCAACGGCAAAGTGCGGCGTAAAAGTTGGCCGCAGCACGATCGACCGTGCATTGAAGGGAACAACGACCATTAATCTCGATTACATCGAATCCATCGCAAAAGTGTTCCGTCTAGAGCCGTGGCAAATGATCCATCCAACTCGTGGGGGCAAGGACGATGCGCCAGACGCACATGTGCTGCCACTTATTCCTGCGTGGCCGTTTGCAATTAGCCCTCATCGTCTGGCTGTGCTGGACCATGGAGACCTGAACTATGTGAACGGAGTGATGGAGGCGCTCGTAAACGCGCGCGTGAGAGACAAAGAAAAAAGAAACAGGAAGAAGGTCGCCTGATAGTACAGACAAGCGCAAAGATATATCACCTCAAACCAAGGCCACCGACATGACCGTTGTAGCTGTTGTAGACACGGAAACCACCGGCCTTGGACCTGACGATGAACCCGTTTCCATTGGCCTGATCGTGGTGCGCGTTGACGAACGCGGGGCGCTGCAAGAGGAACTGGGACGCTATGAAGGGTTGCGCGAACCGGGTGTACCCATCCACCCCAAGGCGCAACAAGTGCATGGGCTGACGCCCGAGCAGTTGGCCGGCAAGGCATTCGACCTGGTTGCCATCGGCACGTTACTGAATCAGGCCCACGTACTGGTGGCACACAACGCCACGTTTGACGCGCGCATGCTCGCCAAAGTCATGGCCGTGAAGCAACCGTGGCGGTGCAGCTACCGGCAGTTCCCGTGGCCCAGCATGGCGAACAAAAAGCTCGACACGGTATGCCAGACGTTTGGCGTGGCGCGCCCAGCCACGCATGGCGCAATGCGCGATGCAGAGTCTCTACTGGCCTGCCTGCTCAAGCGTACCGGCAAAACCGAGCGTAGCCGCACCTACTTGCGCGCGCTGCTCAACGAACCGGCTTATGACGTGGAATCGGCGCGACGGGATGAACTGGCGCGCGCGACTTACCGCCGTTACGACAACGCGCCACGAGAGTACAAATGGACTATCAGCCTTGATTCAGACGACAGGGACTCACCAAGAAGTCGTGACGCCGGGAAAACCAAAACCAAGTGGACTACGTGGGCCATTGCCGGAATCTTTGCTGCACTTGTCGTGTCCTGCATTTTCCATGAGCCTAAGTCCGGCAAGCAAGCGGATCAACGCAGCGCCGCAAGCACGCCTTTGCCCGCATCAACGCCAATCACGAAAGACCCAGCCAGCAGTCCCACAGCGCCCGCCAGTCAGCAGACAAAACAAAAGCCGCGCCGAAAGCGACGGCCAGCGTCGCAGCCTTGACGATATTCGCTTCGACAGCCTTTAAATCGCGCCCTGCTTGAAAATCAACTGCTCCAGGACGTTGCGGTATTCCCGATTGATGCGGCGCGACTTGAGCGCGCCAGCGATGATCTTTTGCACCAGCGCGGCCGAACACGGCTCCTTGGCTATGAAGGTTCCATCCTTGACTCTGGCCTGCACCAGCTCGGCGGGCTCCATGCGGGTGAAGCGGTAGTCGATAAAACTGTCGTGCGTGATAAAGGGATGTTCGCCGGCCTTGAGTTCACAGGCATCATCGTGCTGGAAGCTGCCCGTGATGCTGGAGGCGCACGCCATCAAAGCCATGGGCTTTGACCCATATCCCGCAATGGGCACGGGATCAAGCATAACGGCGAATAAATGCTTTTTGCTGTCGGGGCCGGACGGAACCAGGACACATGCGCCCTGAGCGCAAACCCATTGCTGGCCCATGTTCAAGCCGCCGGCTCGAACGCCGCTTTGATGTAGCGCTGCTCGTGCAGCCGCTTGACCAACGCCTGGGTTTGAGCGCTGTCATAGCCCAAGGCGCGCAGCAGCCGGGCGGCGGGTATCGGGCGGCTGGACTGGTGGGGGTCTTCCCATTCAGGGCAGGCGCCCGAATGAGTGTATGCAACCAGTTCCCATTTATCCATTCCGCCGAATTGCTCCCATGTCGCGTCCAAGCACTCGGCATCGGTCTCACTCAGCGCCAGCAAGTCCTGTCGTGGATCGGCAACCCTGCTTGGGTCGCGTAAAGCAACATCATGATCGTCCCTGTCGGCCACCCATGCCGACCAACCGTCAAAAGCTGACGGCAGTGCGCCGTTGATATGGTCATACGTCATCGACAGCACAGGGCCGTTTGGCATAGAAACGAACGAGTCACCCGTAATGGTGTCGCCATAGCGGCGCAGCGATTCACGCTCGGCCAGATACAGCAGTTTGATGAGCTTGATCAGCGGCAACCGCCCACCCGCCCTGTGCAGCAGGAATGCGGCGGCCTGGGCGGCCTTGCGTTCGTCATACAGCGCGGGAATCATGGATTGCAATTGGTTGGGAACCGGCTAATTTTACCACTTGCTTGGAACTGCGCAATAGCTGCAAGCCTTTTGTGCAAATGGCTTAACGCTATAAATTAAATAGCATGATTCATCCTGTCTAGGGTGGCTTTTTGTGCTCGCGCAACATCTCGCGGGAAGGATTGCTGCGTCATTCCCCGTTTATGGGTTGACAATAACCCGTAAATGGGTAGACTACACCCCAAGCCCGGCACCCGCCGCGCCGCCAAGCCCCGGCAGAGGGGCGCAGGGGGTAAGCATGAAATTCGAGTTAAACCAGCGTGTTGCGGACACCGTCGTGCCCGGCAGGCAGGGCATCGTCAAGGTGCGCGTTGAGTACGCCAACGACGTTCTCAAGCCGGGCGACGAATCTTCGGTCTGGTACGTCGTCTGTTGGGACGAAAACGATCTCCACAACCCGAGCAAGCGCGATTGGCGCGACGAGAGGGCGATCACTGCGCAGACCGAAGAGGCCCAAGAGGTGGCGGCATGAACGCCGACTCGCACCCCAGCCGCGATGTGCCGCTGTGCAAGGACTGCGCGTATTACCACAACAACCTGCCGCAGCGCGCGGATGGCACCCGCATGCTCTTCGGCTGTGCCGCGCCGCCCACGATTCATGATCTAGTTACTGGCGAGCAGATATACAAACCGTGCCATCACATGCGCATGTCGTATGAGCCCTGTAGCGCTGAGGGGAAGCTGTTCATGGCGCGCCAGCCGGAGCCCACCAGGACGATCACCGTCTTAAAGGGCGGGGTACATCAGCAATATGGGCTGCCCAACTCATTGTTCGCGGGCACCGTTACAAGCGCAACCCCTCCAGACGACAGCGCCGCAAGCGTGCGCCCGAAATACCACCTCAACCAGCGCGTGGAGATCAGCGCAGACGGCCGGCGGGCCGTGGTCGGCGGCATGCACGAATTCGTGCCGGAGATCTCGGGGCATCAGCAGATGCCCAAATACCTGTTGATGCTGATCGATCCGCAGACCGATGAGACCTATACGCCGATACGGCTGGAGTGGCGATTCGAGTCTGAGCTTGCGGCGGCGCGACGCATTGAGGCTGAGGCAGGGGAGGGCGTATGAACAAAGCTGCAACCGTGTTCACGCATGCGCCGCGGCGGCCGATTACTCCCGAAGAAAGTCAGCACAGGATGCAGCGCTACTACGGCGCTGATCAGAAAGAGGGCTACTCAGGCGTTCACGCAAACAACGAAGCGATGCTCGTCCAGCTGTTCAGGTTTGCAGATCAGGACTACGCAAAACTAGAAATACTGGCTGCTTTCGGCCGCATGACGGCATACCTGAAGCCGGACGCATTGCGCGAACTGGCCCGCCGCCTGATCGACGCGGCGCATGACATTGAGTCCAACGGGACCGAGGCAGCGCCATGAATGCCGTCAACACCTACACGCTGCTTGCTATTATTTTTGCAGTGCTGTGCATATTCGCCCCGTGGCTCGACGGCCAGCCATCTGACGTAGATGCCGACCGCGACACCCAGGCAACGCTGCAAGACGCGCTGCTCGCCGCCGCGCAGCAACAGCGCTTTGCGCGCGCCACGGCGGCAATGGAGATACGACCATGACAACGATCAAGATCGTTAGCCGCGCGGGCGCCCAAAAAACCCTTTTTGAGTGTGCCGCGCCAACTGACCTCGACGGCAAGCTGTATACGCGCCATGCCCTCGAAGAAGGGGTCGCCTGCCGCGCGGACCTGCGCGAGGCGAACCTACGCGAGGCGAACCTGCGCAAGGCGAACCTGTGCGGCGCGGACCTGCGCGGCGCGAACCTGCGCGAGGCGAACCTGCGCGAGGCGAACCTGCGCGAGGCGAACCTGCGCGAGGCGAACCTGCGCGAGGCGAACCTGCGCGAGGCGAACCTGCGCGACGCGGACCTGCGCGAGGCGAACCTGCGCGAGGCGAACCTGCGCGACGCGAACCTGCGCGACGCGGACCTGCGCGACGCGAACCTGCGCGGCGCGGACCTGCGCGACGCGAACCTGCGCGGCGCGGACCTGTGCGGCGCGGACCTGCGCGACGCGAACCTGCGCGGCGCGGACCTGTGCGGCGCGGACCTGCGCGACGCGAAAAACGCGCGCATTGCGATAGCCCAAACACGCATCTTGCCGGATGGTGACCTTATCGGCTGGAAACGATGCCGAGACCGTGTGATCGTCAAATTAAGCATCCCGGCTATAGCCAAGCGCTCGCACGCGTTTGGCCGCAAATGCCGCGCTGAATTTGCTGATGTGTTGGAGGTGATCGGCGCGGAGATCGGCTACAGCCTGCACGATGGAGGATTCGAGTATGTGCCGGGCAAACGAGTCACGCCCGATTTGTTCGATGACGACTGGTTGAACGAATGCTCGGGCGGCATTCATTTTTTCATCACGCGAGAAGAAGCGGAGGCGTATCAATGACGCACCCGGCAACATCAACCATCAGCCCGCGCGGAGTCATCGAGCGCCGCGGCGTGTTGTACTCGCCCGCCGCGCTGCCGCGCATCACGCCCAGCGAGAGCGAGGCGGCGCACGCCGCTCGGCCCAACGCCCAGCGCGTGGCCGGGCCGCGCACGCTGGTCAACGCCGCCAGCCGCGAGCCGCTGCCGGCAACGGACTGGCGCGCCGTGCGCGAGGGCGCGGACGATTACCTGGCCATTCCCAGCCTGGGGCCGGAGCCGCGGTGATGGCGCCCGCCCACAGCCCGCCCGAACTGCCGCCGGTAACCGACGCGCACCGGCGCAGCGCGTTTGCCGCGATGCGCGTGCACGGTCTGACGTACGAGCAGGCCATGCAGCACGCGACATGGCCGCAGGTGATTGAGTGCGCGGCCCATGCGCTGCGCACGCGTATTTGGAAAGCGCAGCAGCCACCGTGCCCCGGCACACGCCGCCGGCACCCATCCCGGCCACCGGCGCGCGGCGCGCAGGAGACCGACCTTTTCAGCGAAGAGGAATTTCAGCAATGACCATGAAACGATACGATGGCGACATCACATCTGGCGCCTTGCAACGCGCAGACCAGCAGGGCAAGAATTCTTGGCTCCCACAACCAGAATCGGCCAACGCGGCAACCTATTGCCCGCCCGGCGCCAAATTCGATGACGACAAACCCCGCATAGGGCTGGTGCTGAGCGACTTTCCGCGCGCGCTTGAAGCGATAGCGAAGGTCGGCGCCTTCGGCGCGCGCAAATACACGGACCACAACTGGCTGGCCGTGGCCGACGGCCCCGCGCGCTACACCGACGCCATGTGGCGCCACTGGCTGGCCGCACAGCGCGGCGAGGAATCCGACAAACAGAGCGGCCTGCCGCACGTCGCGCACATGGCCTGGAACGCGCTGGCGGTGCTGGAGCTGACGCTGCGGGCGTGGGAGGTGCAGGTATGACCGCGCCCGACCAGTACGCCATTGACAAGTTGGAATGGCACAGTGGCCCGCCGCCGCACGTCGGCTGGTGGGAGTCCAGCATATATGGAATCTACCCTGGCCTGTGGCGCTGGTGGGATGGCGCCCACTGGTCTACAAGTGTGAACGAATACGCAAGGCCACAACTCATCAAAGAACGTTCGGAACAAACCCAACGCAACTCCAAATCAGTCAAGTGGCGTTACCGCTGGCCAGCCAACGCTTGCGTGGCGCGCATCAATCCCGAGACCGGCGAAGTTACCGGCGCCGGGCCTCATCCAAACACTACAAAAAAGGTAGCATCATGATGGCTCAAACCTTCGAACTCCTCGCCCCGCTGGCCATCCTACCCAGCCTCACCAACCCGCGCAAGCATTTCGATGCGGCCAGGCTGCAAGAACTGGCCGACAGCATCAAGGCCAGCGGCGTGCACCAGCCGGTGCTGGTGCGTCCGCTGCCCGCCGAGCGCGTGCCCGATACCGCCGGCATGTCGCCGCGACCCACGCACGAGCTGGTGATTGGCGAGCGGCGCTGGCGCGCCAGCCAAATCGCGGGCATTGATGCGCTGCCCGCGGTGGTGCGCGAGCTGGCGGATGCGCAAGTGCTCGAGATCCAGGTCATCGAGAACCTCCAGCGCGATGATTTGACGCCGCTGGAGGAGGCCGATGGCTACGACCAGTTGCGCCAAATCGGTGGCCTGAACGCGGACCAGATTGCCGCGAAGATCGGCAAAAGCCGGGCCTACGTGTATGCCCGCATGAAGCTGCTTGACCTGGGCCAGGAAGGCCGCGCCGCGCTGGCTGTCGGCAAGCTGGACGCCAGCCGCGCGCTGCTGCTGGCGCGCATCCCGAGCACCGAGCTGCAAGCCCAGGCGCTCAAGAAGCTGCTCGAGACCGACTACTACGGCCAGCCCATGAGCGCGCGGCGCGCGACGGAATACATCCAGCGCGACTTTATGGCGCGCTTGAATGATGCGCGCTGGAAGAAGGATGATGCAGCGCTGGTGCCCGCCGCCGGCGCGTGTAAAGACTGCCCCAAACGCAGCGGCGCCAACCCTGACCTGTTCGCCGATGTGAAGGGTGCAGACGTCTGTACCGATGTGCCGTGCTACCGCGCGAAAGAGCAGGCGCACCAGGCCCGTGAGCTGCAAGCCGCGCGCGACCGCGGCGCAACGATCATCGAAGGGCGCGAGGCCAAGGAGCTGATGCCGCACAGCGGCACAACGCGCGTGGAGGGCTATCTGCGGCTGGACGATAAGTTTGACAGCCCCACCGGCGAGCCGCTGCGCAATGTGTTGAAAAAAGAGCTGGCCAGCGGCGAGGCACAACCCATCATGATCGCCAACCCGCACAAAGACGGCGAGCTGGTGGCCGTGCTCAAACGCGAAACGGTGGCCGATTTGCTGGCCAAAGCCGGCCAGCGCAAAGCCTACCAAAGCGTGCAGCGCGACATCAAAGCCAACGCCGAGGCCGATAAACACGCCCTCGAACGGGAGGCCAAGATCAAATTCGAGCAGGGTTGGCGCACCGCCGCCGTCGCCGCGGTCAAGCAATTTTTGGACGGCGCGCCGGGCATCGACTTGAGCCCCGTGCTGGCCGATGTGATGCGCTATTGCGCGGCGCATTTCGCGGGCATGCTCACGATCGAAAAAACCAAGCCGCTCGCAAAATTGCTTGAGCTGGGCAAAGTCGCGCCGCGCGACGGCGTGCGCGACTGGGTGCGCGAGCACGCCAACCCCGCCGCCGCGCTGCTGTTGCTGGTGGCGTATCGAGACAGCGAATACAGCCAGTACGCGGCCGAGCTCGGCGGCGAGGAGCAAAACAAGGGGCTGCGCTTGGTCGCCGATGGACTGAAGATCGACCTGAATACCGTCAAGCGCGAGTTCAAAGTCGGCGCAAAACCCGCGGCCCCCGCTTCTGCTGACAGCCCCGCTGCGCGCGCGCGCGGTAAACGCGGGGCGGCTGCGCCGAAACTGAGCGAAGAGGATGCAAGAACAGGCATCGCTGACGCGATGCAAAGCGAGGAAGCGCCGGCGGTGCTGCGCCCGCCGGCGGAAGAAGAAGAGGAGGGAGCAACGCCGCTAACACTGCCCCTATCCGTTGGGCAGCGCATCCGCATCGCAAAAAAACTGACGGAGCCATTCAAGCATTACGCGGGCCGCACAGGTACCGTGGCGGCGATGATCAACAACCATACGTACAAGATTAACGTGGACACGGGAGGCGGCAAACACTGGCCAGAGACATTCAATGTGTCTTCGCTCCGCGCGGCAGGAGAAGCGTCTGCGGCGCTGCGCCCACCGGCGTCCGAGCCGAAAACCAACGCTGATAAGGAATGGACGCTGAAAGCCGGCCAATCAGTACGCGTTCGGGATGATCCAGAAATCAGCCCTCAACCTCAGCACGCTGGGTGCAAGGGGGTTGTCACAAAAAAACTCAGCGACTATGCATATTCGGTGGATGTGACTGTCGGCAACAGAGTCATCTTCGGCTGCGCCTTTGGCATTGAGCATCTGGAGGCGATATGACGGCCTCAGACAACATCTACACCTGCGTAGGCTGCGGCTGCACAGATCTGCGCGCGTGTCCGGGCGGCTGCCGCTGGGTAGCGGTGAGCCCAGAACATGGCACGGGGGTTTGCAGCAACTGCATGGATCTGCTCGAGACGTGGTGCGATCAACTGCTGGAGACAGCGCTGGCGGGCCTCCCCGACGAACTCATGGCGGTTCTCAAACCGGAGCCGGCGAAATGAACGGGCGACCCTGGACCGACGCCGAAATCCAGAAGCTGGTGCGGCTCTACCCAGACCAACGCGCGGCAGACGTTGCGCGTGAGCTGGGCTGCGGCGTGCGGCGCATATACAACCAAGCATGGGCGCTCGGCCTCAAAAAAAGCGCGGCGTTTTACGCCAGCGACCAAGCGGCCCGCATCCGCCGCGCGCACCAGACCCCGAGCATGATTGCCACCCGTTTCAAGCCGGGCCACACGACCTGGAACATTGGGCTGAAAGGCGTTTGCGGCACCCACCCCAACAGCCGCCTTACGCAATTCAAAAGGGGCGAGATGCGCGGCGCGGCCCAACATAACTACGTGCCCATCGGCAGCACGCGCATCAGCGCGGACGGGCACCTGGAGCGCAAAACCACAGACGATCCGTCGATTTACCCGGCGCGCCGCTGGGTGCCGGTGGCCCGCTTGGTATGGGAGGCCGCCAACGGGCCGGTCCCAAATGGCTACATCGTAGTCTTTTGCGCCGGCATGAAAACAGCCGTCGAGACCGAGATCACGGTGGACCGCCTGGAGTGCATCTCCCGCGCCGAAAACGTCCGGCGCAATCACCCGCGCAGCAAATCGCCGGAGCTGGGGCGACTGGTCCAGCTCAAAGGCGCCATCACCCGTCAAGTCAACCGCATCGCGCGCGAGCACGCGCAAAGGATCGCATCATGAACACAACGCCACACATCACACAACTGCGCCAGCACCTGCTGGACACGCTGGTCGATCTCCGCAACCGCGAAAACCCGATGGAGCCAGACCGGGCGCGCGCCGTGGCGCAGGTGGCCAGCGTGCTGGTCGATACGGCCAGGGTTCAGGTCGACTACCTGAAAGTCACCGGCCAAGACAACGCGCCGTTTTTGGAGGCGCCGCCCGACCCCCACGTGGCGCACCTGGGACACACGCCCACGGGTACCGTTGACCACGGCACGCCGGGCGTGACGCGACATCGGCTGGGGAGGTGATGGCATGGCCGATGAAAAAAGCTGCAAAACCTGCGCGCACAGGTGTGGCTCTGATAGCGATTATTGGCAATGCGCGCAGCTCAACATCCGCTGCTATGCCGCCATCAAGCTGTGTAACCCAGCCGTGCTGAAATATTTCGAGCCGCGCCGAAGTGTGCTCCATCGCCTCTACAGATGGCTCGTCGGCGGCGTGAACGCGAAAACATTGGATGACATCTGCAAAGAGAGCGCCGACGCCGCGCTGGCAAAGGCAGGTAAACAAAAAAAGGCAACGGTATGACGACTCAAAACACCCTATCAACATGGCTGATCGACGCCTACGGCCAGCCGTACACCCTGACAGGTCCTGGCGCCGCCACCTCAGCACCGTCACTCAAAGCCATGGCGCACGCCTGCGCGCAGATCTCGCGCTTTAACGGCCATTGCCGCAGGCCCTACAGCGTGGCCGAGCACCAAATGCTGTGCGCCGGTATCGCGCGCGAAATGGGGCTATCGCCCATCGTGCAATTGGCCTGCCTATCACACGACTTGCACGAAGCGTATGTGGGCGACGTGACCAGCCCAGTCAAGTGGGCGCTGGGCGCGACGTGGGAAAACTTCGAGCACCCGCACGTCCAGCGCGTGCGCCAGTACCTGGGGTTGAGCGAGGTGTTCGCAACCCACCGCGCCGACATCAAGCGCATTGACCTGATCGCGCTGGCCACCGAGCGGCGCGACCTGTTGCCCTGGGATGCGGCCACGTCCGATCCGTGGCCGATCCTCGACACGCCCGGCGAGAAAGTGGAGCCGTTTCCCCGCGTCAACCTCAACACTCACACGAGGCTGCTGGCGCCGTGGCAATACTGGAAATCGGGCTGGCTCCAGCACAACCAAACGCTGCGCGCAGAAATCGCACGGAGCGGCGATCTCAGCCATGTCGATCCGTTATCCGATTTGGATTGCTAGGGGAGGGCGCTGAAATGTACGTCAGATATACGACACGCTGCTCATTTTGCGGAGTGAGATCGATAAATCAGCGCCCAGGCGATGGGTGTCACGCCTGCCTGCGGGGTGTTATGGAACAGGAGGAGTTCGGCCATGATTAAACGTTATCTTGTGATTTTATGCGCCATTATATTAACATCGGCGCACGCCACGCCAATATCATTTTATTCCGCGTATTTGTGCTTTAACGGATATTGGCAAACACAGCAAGAATGTCGGAATAACGGAGTGGTAATGGTTTGTTCTATCAAACTCAAATGCGCGCCTTTACAAGACGTGTTGTTTTCGCCGCCGCCACTCAATGTGCCGTTTTCTCCTCCTAAATTTTAACTAGAGAAGCTAAATGACCGATGAAATTAACGACGGCGGGCCAGCGTTTCCGATAAACGACCACGCATCATGGAATAAGGGTGTCGGCATGAGCCTGCGCGATTACTTCGCTGCAACAGCGATGCAAGGGCGATGCAAGGGATGCTGGCGAACTCTACCTCTATCGATTCTAAAACCGCTGTATATGCACACGCTTCGTATCGTGTCGCTGACGCCATGCTTGCCGAGCGGAAGAAGGTGAAATGACCATAACTATCTTGTGGTGGCATATCCCAACGCTCATCACGGTGCTCGCATTTGCATGGGCGTTTCTCTGGCCGGACAGAGACACTGGAGGCTGGCTGCCGAGCTTCACGCCGCTGTATCGCATCCCAATCGCGCTCATCATCAGCCTGGCTGCATGGGCCATCGCGGGGGTGCTCAAATGACCGCGCGCGCATGGAACAAAGGCCCGTGGCCTCATACTGATTATTACCCTGGAATAACACTGGTTCCACTCCGCATATTGTCGTGTCCAAAATGCGGCGGCGCAATAAAGCCAGGCAAAGCCATTGTTAATGAAGCATCCGGGTCGAGTGACCTTGGCGACGTCTGTACTAATTCGATTGACCCGACGCGATCAAAGCTGATCGAGTGCAGCAAGTGCGAAAGCTGCGGGTATTCGGTTTCAAGTGGAGGCTGAAATGGATAAAACCGACTTGATAGATATTCATGAATACGAGCGTATCAAGCTTGATCGTATTGAAGAAATGGCAGACGAAAAATACGCAAATCTTGATTACTTCATATTGAATCTGGATGACGAAAAAAAGAATAAAAAAATGACTTTCGGTGACTGGGATCAAGAATTTTACGATGAAGTTGGAGATTAGCAATGGCTGAGAAAACCGGCATCGCGCACATCCATGCACCAAAGGGTCGCTACATCGGCCAGGTCTATGCAGGTGATTTTCTGACGCGCGTGTTGAATCGACTCAATGAATGTCTGGAAGGTGGTGCACAATCATGACCGACAACATCCAGCGAGGAGGCGCGTATGGGCCGGCCTACTAAAGCCGGCGACCCGCTTGACGGGCGCACTTGGACTGAGGTGTCAGCATGAACACCGCCGCCATCAATCAAGCCACCGCCGAAACCATCATCGGTGAACTGCGCCAACTGCGCGGCGCAGTACTTGATCTGTGCCGCACCCAGGGCGTGCGCCTCACGCGCGAGCAGGTGTGCGAGCGGCTGGGCATCCATCGCAACACGCTGCGCACCTACATCGCGCGCGGCGATTTCCCGCAGCCCGGCAGAGACGGTAAATGGCTGCTGGCCGACGTGGTCGATGCCGAATGCAAAAGGGTAGGCAAGCGTTGATGGCGCCCGCGCGCGCGGCTGCCCGCTACAGTTTCGCGGCCAGGCTTTCGGCCGATGGGTTGACGTAGATCAGCGCATGTTTTGGGTCGCGCCAGCCGAAAACTTTGCAGAACTCAGGGAACGATAGCCTGCCCGGCTGGCCAACCGTCGCGCCGATGCGCGTGGCCGCCGTGTGCCGCGCATCGTGGAACGTGAACCCGGCCAGGCCGGCCGCGGCGCGGGCATCACGGAACAACGTGTCGCGGCTCTGGTTGCCGACCGGGAACACGCGCTCCGCATCCAGATCACGCATCCGCTCGATCAACCGCCGCGACGGCCGCGACAACGGCACTGAGCGGGCATCGCTGTTTTTAGTTTCGGGCAAATCAACAAACACCCGGCGCACGCGGTCCCACGTCAACCCCACGATCTCGCTCGATCGCATTCCGGTCCTGAGTGCTAATAGGAACACGGCCGCGACCACTTGTTTTTTGGTGGCCACGCGGTCCCGCGGGCGGTAACCCAGTGTGCGCAGTATCTGCCGCACCTCCGACCAGGTGATGATGCGCTCGCGGTGCTTGCCCGATCGCGGGCGCGACACCTCGGAAAATGGATTGCGCCTGATCCAGCGCCACTCGCGTACCGCATGACCAAACATGGCGCTGACCAGGTTCATTTCACGGATGACGGTTGATGGCTTGACCTGTTTCAGGCGCGTATCGCGCCAGGCGATGAGGTGATCGGGCCCGACCTTGGTCATCGGCAACGCCACCGGCAGAACGCGCAGGAAAGCTTTGATGCGAACCTGCTCCCAACGCGTCCCCTTGTGCGTCGGGGAAACTTCCTCGGCGTACCTGAGCAGCCCCTCGCCCAACGTGTGAACATCGCCGCCGCGGCCGGCGGCTTCGGCCCGCAATTCGGTTTTGCGCCGATCGCGCCACGCCTGCGCATCGCGCTTGGTCGGGAACGTGGCCGACTCGCGCCGGCCGCGCACCATGATCTGCTCGCGCCAAGTTCCCTCGGCTGTTTTATACGTCGACACCAGCTCCCCTAACTCTCGCCCGGGAAATTCACCGGGGAATTTCCGGGAAAACGAACGGTGCAAATGTGTGCTTTGGCGGCTGAACCACGAACCACACACCTGCTGGAATCCTTATTTTATGCGGGTTTGTGCGTGGTTTGCACAATTCGGAATTTCTAACTGGTGCCCGGGGCCGGAATCGAACCGGCATGGTGTCGCCACCGGCAGATTTTGAGTCTGCTGCGTCTACCAATTTCGCCACCCGGGCGGGTGCTGGA